GACCAAGCTCGAAAACAAAGGCCCGCCAGCCCCGCCAGAACAGCCGCCACATTGCGGTACAGGGTTCGGGAGGCACCCCCCCCGTTCGGGCAAATAACTCAGCGGTCAGGATCACCTCGCGCACCGCCGCCAGCGCCGCGCAGGAAGTCCTCCAACAACTCAACACGGTCCCGGTCCATCTCATAAGTAGTCCAACGAAACCCGCAGCCAAGACACTCGCGGCGACGAGCGACCGTGCCGCGAGAATAATTGGGCCGAGACTCCGCTACTCGGGTCGCCGTCTCCAAGCATTCCGGGCAATGAATCGCATCGGTCATATCACGAAAAGCCTCGTGGCCCCCCCAGATCGAGAGAGAGCCAAGAAGAAGGCGTCAGCATGGTCCGGCGAGGAACCAAAACGGGCGCGCACCTTATCCTTCGACTCCATCTTGAGCATCCCGCGCTCGTTGTACTCGTAGTTAGTCCACCCCAGTTGCCGCCATAAGGTCGCCCGCCAATCACGAGGGATCGACAGGTGGCCGTTCATCAGAGCCATGCGGCCAACCCAATGCAACTCGGCGCGGCGGTTTAGGATCTTCACATCGTTGCCGATCAACCAGTTCCAGTCGCCGCGAGCCCGAGATCCAAAGTCCACCGCATCCACCGACCTCCCCGCCTCGCGCATACGGTCCACCACGCCAGCACCCAGCCCGTCCAGGTCCACATGAATATTGCAGTCGCTCACCCCCCACTCGTCTGCCTTCGCCATCGTTCGCTTCGCCGTGTCCATCAAATCATCCGACTGCCAAGAGGTCACCGACTCCACCACGCCATCCACCAGAACCACCGCCACCGTGTAGTCCGTGCCGCTGCGAGCAACATCCAAACCCAAATGCCTGCCGCGCTCACTCGGCTCACACTCCAAGGCCGACTTCAGTATCCACTCGGGGACCAACTGGTAATCCCCACCGCGAGGAGGGAACTTGCCCAAAACACGGACCATGTACTGCGGAGACTGCTCACCATAATGCTCGCCCTGCTCCGAGATCCAGTCACGAGAGATGATCTCCGGAGGAACATCGTGAGCGTCAATCGAGAAACGAGTCCAGTCCCCTCGCTCATGCGAATCGTGAAACGCTCCATCGGCGCGGTTGCCGTTGCCAATCAGCAAAACATAACAGTTCGGACTCGTCAGATAACCACGCATCGCGTCATAGATGTGATCCGCGACACCACTAGCCTCGTCCACGATCACAAGCAGACCACCAGGGCCACCCGGCTCAGAACCCCGAGCGTGGAACCCCTGAAACCGCTCCTCCTTGTCCGTACTCAAGCCCATCCCATACCAATTCGGGCCAATATCCCAACGCGAAGTCATCACATCTCCGCGAAGCTGATAGGTCGCGTCCGCATAGGCCGAACGAACCTCGCGCCAAAGCAAGTTCACCTGGTGCCAGGTCGGAGCCGTGGTCACCACCACCGCGTCCGTCCGCGTCATCAAGAACCAAGGAACCAGACGGCCAGCCCAACAGGTCTTGCCAGCACCGTTGCAACTGACCACCGTCACTCGCTGATCCGACACCAACGCCGCACCAATCTCCTCCTGCTTCCCCCAAGGAGAAAAACCCAAGACATCGCGGGCAAAACCCACAGGGTCATTCACATATTGAGGAAACGGCGCGTCAGGCTTCAGACCCAGACGAGAGTCCAATTGCTGCCGGACCTGAGCCCAAGACCTCACCGTCAATCCGTCGAATGATTCGTGCTGCGGCATCGCGCGGAGCCTCCGTTAGAACTATGTCGGCAAAACGAGCGAGGACCGCTACAAGATCCCTCGCGTTGATCGCTTGAGCAGCATCGAGCTTGATGCTCCAAGCCTTCTCCTGACGCCGAGCAAGACGCTCCGCTGCCTTCGATAAATGCTCCAAGGCCACATCGTCGGCCACGCCCGCCATGAGCAACTCCCCCAACTCCGATAGATGACGAGAAGCCTCCTGAGGGTCACCAGACGAACGAGCCTTCACATACAACTCCGAAGCACGGCGACGAAACTCCGGCGTGTCCTTCGCAGTCGCTCGCTCCACAGACTTCTGCACCGCGACATCCAACAAAGCCATCGTCTCACGCAAGTCCATCAGGTTCGGATCGTTGCGCGCAGCCTGGTAAGCCTCGCGGAAACGACCCAGACCCTCCGAGTAGCGACCCGTCTTGGGATAAGATCCACCAAGACCACCGTGGAAACGACAGACCCGGCGACCGGGAACCACGCGCAACTTGCAACGCTGCTGCGTTGTCTTGCTCTTCGCACAACAGCGGTGGGGCTCGTCACCAGGAGAAAAGGTGCATTGGGACTTTCTAGCCATGATCGCGGCCCCCCTTGTTTTGAGAAAAACGCCTGGGGATAATCCCCAAAAAAAATAGCCGGAAAGGTCTCAAAATTAGGCTCACAAAAGAGGCGGGGTACTGTGCTGTTTCGGCGCGCCGAGAGAATCCGATCTGGGCCTCCCCCTGCCGCCCTGCCCGTCGAGCCTTGCCCCTCGCGGCCTCCCGTGCCTCCCTGCGCCTCGCGGCCTGTAGCGGGGAGGGCGGGGCGGTATCCCTCGGGGCCGCTCCACGCGGGGGCTGGCGCGGCGCCTCGCGCTCCTCCTCCCTGCTCGCCGCCTCGCGGGCCAGGCAGACGATGGCGGTCTCGACCAGGCGCAGCCGCTTGGCGTCCCGGCCTACCATCTCCGCGAGCCCCGTGACCATGTCGGCAAGCTGCTCGATGTCCGGGCGGCGGCGGCGGTTCTCGTGGGGGCCTAGCACGGCGGGAAGGGCTCCCCGGTCTTGGCGTTGACCGCCTTCTCGCCTGTGAGCTTCTCCCACCTGTTAACGATCACATCGCAGTAGGCGGGGCTGATCTCCAGGCCGTAGCACTTCCGGCCTAGTTGCTCTGCTGCGATCAGCGTGGTGCCGGAGCCGAGGAAGGGGTCGTAGACTATGTCGCTATCGTCTGAGAATGCCTTGACGAAGAACATGGGCAGCGATACAGGATATGCCGCACTGTGTCCGAGAGCCTCTCGGTTCTTGCCGAGAGACAGCACATTGGACGGATACGCCATAGAGTTCGGGTTGTGATACCCGCCAGTCTGTCCAGGTTTGCCTTGCTGCGATGTTGTCGTTGGGTTCGACCGAGTTGCCCGCGAATCAACGCCCTTCCTCTTCATTCCCTCTGTGCATCCGTATCGTTGCACATCCTCCATGTTCGGATGCAGACCCTTCCAGTCGGGTACATCGTCGGTCTGGTGCCGCACATGGTCGGGCCTGAACTTGTGCCGTCCCCTGGTGAACTGGAAGATCGGTTCCCACCCATTCTTGAATCGTTGGTTGACGGCCTTGGGCGTCCCGCCGTGATTCCAGATAAACTCGTCCACGAAGTTCCACCCCCATCGCCGGACATGGGCGAGGGTCAGGTCCTTCACATAGAGGACGCGCTGCCCTTCATCACAATGCTCCTTGATGTTGACGAACCACGAGCCGTCGCCTGCTATATGTTGCGCGATGTTAGCCTGGACTGGCTCGAACCAGTCGAGGTATTCGTCTGGATGGATGGGTTTGAACCCGCTGCTCTCGTCGTACTTCCGCTTGCTGGCGTATGGGGGAGATGTCACCCCCACGGCTATCGTGTCGCCGTTCATCAGTGTGTCCACATCAGACTCGTTCCTACAGTCACCGCAGAGAACTCGGTGATATCCAAGCAGCCACAGGTCGCCCTCCTTCGTGATCGGATCAGCGGGGACTTCACCAGGGCCTTCGTCCTCGACCACCTCGCCGCCCCTCTCCTGCTCAATCAGACCCACGAGCGTCTCGTGGTCGAACCCGGTAGCCTCGCCTAGCTCGTCCCCGTCCTCGGTCACCAGGGCGAGCGCCTCGGCCAGCTTCGCCGCGTCCCAGTCGGCAAGCTCTGCGGTGCGGTTGTCTGCGATGGCGAACGCCGTGCGCTGGGTCTCGTCGAGGTCATCGGCAGAGACCGTGGCGATGACCTCCCACCCCAAGGCCCTAGCCGCTTCGAGCGTGCCGTTGCCCGCCACGACCACGCCGCCCGCGA